ATAATTCAACAGTATGTTGAGTTAGTTGTTGATGGCATGGATATGAAAACACTTGTTGCTTATGCAACAGATCAACTATCAGCATATTATTATGAGGGTTCATTAGAAGAACTGAAGGATGAGATTGATAACTATGATGAAGAATTATGGGATGAGTTAGTTGACAATTGTGAGGGAGACTAATGACTGAATTATTAAATGCTTACACATTTGAAGCAAAGAAAATTGTTTACTATTCAGTAACAGTTGGTGCAGAAAATAAAACTGAAGCAAAGAGAATTGCATCTGATTTTGAACATTGCCAACATTATGAAGAGGTTGAGTATTGTGATGGATATGAATATAAGGTAGGTAAACTACTAGAAACAACTGATGAAAAGTGGTTAACATGAGACAGTTTAGAAACTGTCACACAGTTTCCCCAAACGTATCTCTGACCCCTTATAATAGGTACATACCAAACAAATCCTTCTCACCATGACAGTTCCAAATTTAACTTCACTACAATGGGATGAACTCATTTGCCAGTATGTTGATCTATGTGTTGATAGCATGGATTACAAATCATTAGAAGAGTTTGTACGTCAGACTCTAACAGAAGATTTTGAGCAAATTCAATCTAGGCATGAGTTAATTGATGAGATCAGACTTTCATTTGATGATGAAACATTAAATGACTTACTTGATAATGTCACTAACCCAACTGTCCTTGACACTAACCAAACTGGAGGTAAATTCTGATGTCATCAAAAACAGGTGTTATTGATTCACAATTAGATTGTTTATCAGATGTATTGGAAGACTTCTGCACTAAGCATAACCTAGAGTTGCATAGTGCTGATGATATTCTCTTCGGTGATTCTGATGATAAATTAACAAATTACCAGAAAGATTGGTTGAGAAACTACATCGAAATCTGGGACATCATTGCAAACTACTAAGGAGGATTTAACATGTTCATTGTATTCACCGAACCAAAGAAGTTCACCAAAAGTTATAAAGAGGCATGTCAAATTGCTGATACTCATTATAACATGACTGGTGAAATCGTAGCAGTTGAAGACAGTTCAACTGATGTTATTTCATTCCCTAGCGATCACTAACCTTTCTTTTTACTATGCACGATTCTACTCTTGATCTTTTCTGTAATCACACTCCAGACATTGACACATTTAGTGATGTTGTTGACGATAATCAACACCAGATAGAGACCATGCGTGATGCTTATTGGGTTGCCATGGATACTTGCATGAATGATGGAAGACCTGATGATGCTGTAAGCATTTACAGTGAGTGGTGTGTTGACGGTGTTGACCCTGAAGAGGGTGAATATGTATTCACATTTTTACCTGATCTTACAGAGGATGCGGAATAGTTCCGCACTTTAAACACTGGCAAGGGTCTATGGTTGTCTCTGTTCAGCAGAGAAATTACGCCCTGTAAGTCCAGTTTTTGTTCACTCATTCTTATTATTATGTCACCTAATTTTGCCGAATTCCTTTTGGACGGTGCTGACAATGGAAACGAGATCCTAGCGGTGCTTGATGACATTGTTGAAGTTGTAGAGACAGGAGGATCTGATTTATAAAATGAATTAGAACAGCAGTCAAGCGATCTCGTGCCAGTGTGAGAAGTGGTACAAGGTCGCTTGATTTTTGCCTTAATCTGTGCTATGCTACGCATATGAATAATTCAGTTATACGTGAGTTCTATCCTAATCTCCTTCAAAAAGGATACACTTGTTCAGAGATCCGTCAGGGATCTTCTAAGACTTCCGAGGTTAAGGAAGTGCCCGATTGGGCAAAGTCTCGTTATGATACTTATGATGAGTATCTTGATGGACTTCACGACTTTATGAACGGAATGTAGGACAGTATATAAACTGTCACTCGAATTCCCTAGGGTGTACCATGTGCCCCTATAATAAGTAAGTACACAAATGGAGGTTTTTTAAATGCTCGCTTCACTACATTTTGGAAGACACTTCTGGTTAGATGAGGATCAAGAATTCTGCTCTTGCCCTACATTCGTAGATGGTACACCAGATTTGGATCATTGGGATTATGTGTCAGAGTGGACTGACCTAGAGGGATTAAACCTAGACAAACTGCTCTACATTCACAGAGATCTTATACAGAGTGACAAACTACAAACTGTCACATAAATCTCCCAAAATGCCCCCTTGTGTGTGTATAATAGGTATATACACGAAAGGAAATTATGTCAGTTCTACATCATGAAGCACTCTACGAAACTTGCATGGACGAGTCATTTGAAGAGTACATGCGTATCAGTGGTTTATCAAGTGATGATTTGGAGGACTGGATCAAAGTCAACCCTTATGCACTTGACTGGATTGAGAACCTAGCATACAAAAAGTTTCAAGATCTCTGCCAGTAGAGATCCCCACCAAAGCAAACCCTTATTCATTTTTTAATTATGTCATCTTTCACTTATTCAGAATTTCAAGAAGTTCTAAACCAGTTACCTTCCTTTGTAGAGGATTTTGGTGCTGACCTAGATTTTGCATACGACTGGGTTGCCGATCAAATCGGGTTTCCTACATTCGCATCTAATGACGCATTATACGATCAGTTTTATCTTGCGTATCAAAATGCTGTGACACTCGATTAAGTGGCACACAAAGCATATACAAGTGCCTCGTATGCACTATAATAAGTACATGAGGGACAAACCTCAAACAAAAATCATTTACTCTTCTCACTATGCGTAAAATTGAAACTCAGATGAACAGAGCAATCAGAACTCAGTCTAATTGGGCGGGTTCTAACACTACTGTTTTTACTGCTGATAATGGTCTACATTCTAAAGTGTTCCTACATGGAAATCACATTGCTACCTATTTTCACGTTGAGAGAGAGTTACAACTTTTTGATGGCGGTTGGCAGTCAAATACAACTAAGTCTAGACTAAATGCTTTATGTGATGAGTTCGCATACGGTTGTGGAGTCTTTCAAAAGAATTGGACTTGGTTCGTATCTAATCGCCTTTCAGGTATCACTTCACAATTTTTCAACGGTCAAACCGTAGGAGCATAGGATGAGATTTTTTTTAATCGCTGTTGTTTTGGTCGTTGGTGCTAATCTAGGCATCAACGCCATTAACTCAGTTAAGCAAATACAGGAAGACAAACTAGATCGCCTTTGTAAAATCGATTATAGTTTTTGTACTCCTGAATCTAAATAAAAACATTATGAAGGGAGGAGGATGAAGAACAGATTTAAGCGAGGTCAGTTTATCATCTATGAAGGACGCTCTGCTTATATCAATTTCGTTTCAGACCTATACATCACGGTCTGCACCCATGAAACTTTGAAACCACCTGAGGAGGCGGAACACTCATTATCTCCAATTCGTCAAGTGAATGTATGTGTGAACTCTATATACTGGGATCAGATTTTCCCAGACCCTGAGAGACCCTATAATAGGTTTTCCACAGAGTACACGGAAATTGTGGAAAACATTAAATAAATCTAGGTGTGTGTTTTATCTCTCTGGAAATGTGTTCAGGTGATGCACTCTTAGCACGTCTCCTAACAGAAGTCAAGTCACTCCGAACAATCTCCGAGACCCTTGACAATAACTCCGAGGTCGTGGTATAATGAACCATGAGAGGGGTTCAGAAAAATCCTATCTACTAACAGTTGCCAATGCACTATACAATCTACGATGACCAACAAATTCTGAGAGGTCAATTCAAATCAATCTACGATTTGGAGAGGTACATTGATGGCATCCGCATTGAACGTGGTGAACAGTTTCCCAATACTCCGAGGTCATCACCGTTTGATTATGTGAAGTCAATCGGATGGTACTGGGAGATAGCAGACAATCACACCCTTGACAATCTGCAGTCATCCGAGGTATAATGGAGGCATGAGCACGGCAAGCACTATGTAACAACAATCAACCACAGATTACACGCACTAAGTTATAACAACTGTGACAGTGCTAAGTGTTACTCAGGGCAGTTAAATTTGCCCCCTTAAATATTAAAAACGGCCACTACCCTAACCTACAAAGGTTCCCCAGAGCGATTGCTATATTATTCCAATAATGTTTTCCACAGGTATTAAAAAATTTTCCACAGGTAAAAAATGAGTTATAATATTGTTTGGGGATCTTACTTCTATTGGAGATATGAGATTCCCAATTTTAATGAGTTTCTTTCTAAAATAGAAACTTATACTGAGAAGGATGTCGATAATACAAAATTTAATTGGGGTAGTAGTTGTGAGAGTGATAAAATACTCTTAGCACCTGAAGATTGGCAAAGTTTAGTGCAACCCAGTGTGGACTTGTTAAGTAAGGATATTTGTAGACATTTTAGATATGAGAAATTCCCTTATCAATATGATATGGTAACAAATCCTTGGATAAATTTTTATAAACGTAATCAATATCAAGAAATTCACAATCATGTGGAAAATTCTTTAGTGTGTGTTATGTTTTTTAATAAAGGTCCAAATTTTTCAAGTTTTTACTTTTATGACAGAAACAACACATGCCTTGACGAAAATACGAAAAAACTGCTACAATATCAAAATATACATCACGTTGATTATCAAGCAGGTGACGTTATTTTCTTTCCTGGTCATATGTTACATGGTGTTACTCCCCATAAGAGTGATGAAGTTAGAAAGACATTTTCAGTAAACTTCAATCTAACAACAGTATAGCAAATCATGGCACATTTAGTTTATTGGACATTTTCTGAGATACCATCAGAGATGGTTGATATTTTAGTTAAGGATTTAAAAAAATATGATAAAGCAATAAAAGACTCAGTAGTACGAGATGAAGTAGGAAATCCTGCACTAGAAGAAACTAAGGGTGTAAGAAAAAGTAGTAATGCGTGGATTGATGGTGGTAATTGGGTATCTGGATTTGTATGGTATTATATTATGAAAGCAAATCGTGAAAATTTCATGTATGATATAGAAGGTATTGATACTAATGAAATTCAATATACGGAGTATCAGAAGGGGGAATATTATGATTGGCATATTGATGATGATATAACCAGATGTATGGTAAATGATAATGTATTAACTAGTGCTGATAATCATGGAGAAAATATAGCTATACTTAATGGTGAATATATAAGAAAGTTGTCATTTTCAATTCAACTTTCAGATCCAGAAGATTATGAAGGTGGAGAATTAGAATTTAACGTAAACAATGAAGAACGTTTTTTTGCACCAAATAAAAAAGGTACTGTAATTATATTTGATTCGAGAATACAACATAGAGTACGTGAAGTTAAATCTGGTGTTCGTAAAAGTTTAGTTGGATGGGTTGTTGGTCCAAGGTGGAAATAGGTATGCAAGAAACACGTACATGGGCAATGGAGAAACTTATAAGGTACGAGTCCTTCTTAGACCCTAGGATGTATGCCTGTGCTGATTGTTATGCATCTACATTCGTTTCTCAAGTAGAGAATGATCTATATACACTATGGATGGAGTGGAAAGCGAATAATCCCACAGACAATCCCCAAGTAATTAACCGCCTATAGAGATATGTCCCATAGATTCACAACTAAACTCGAAGAAGATGATTTCGGTGATTTAATTGTCACGATACCGTATGAAGTTTGTGAAGAACTGGGATGGGATCTCAACCAAGAGTTAGATTATGATATATCAGACGATGGTACTGCATTTACACTGAAGAAAACAAATGATTGACGAAACCCCAAACATAACTGAACCAGTAGAAGAAACTGTTGAAGTTTCTGGTGTCACTGGAGAACAGATAGGAGAGTCTATAAAGAATATCAATGAGTGCCTCAGACTGCTCGGAAATCGTCTCAAAGAGGTGGAAACATATATTTCCGAGATACCTACCCCCGCCAAGACTTATTACAAACCAAAGGGGTATGACGACTATATGAACTTAGCAGGAAATTTTACAGAAATCTATAGGAGGTTAGACAAGTTAGATGGGATGCAAGACTAATCAATTTACAGATATCTGTGGAAGAGTACATTGTTATAATTACACAGCACCGAATCCTCCTACGGTAGGATCTTCTGTGGGCGTGACGATTGAATATAAGGAATATCCACATTCCTTCATCCGTGACCCCGACGCTATCCACAGTTATAACATACCTGATAGAGATAACGATGCTGTTATGCATCCATTTTACCTAACTGAGTATAGGTCACCACATATACCATCGGCAACTTGTGGAATGGCAACGAAGACCGACCCTTGTAGTGGAGGTTGGACTTTTGGTAGAGAAGAATTTGATGCGACTATAATTAACTTAGATTTTACTCCGAGTATGTTGTCATTCGACTTCCAATTTTCGGATACATGGTTTTCTTATATCTACGATACGTCTGATGAAGCAGGTCATATTGGCACAGCAGCATATTGGTTAGAGGATGACGAAGGTACTGTTACAACTATAGTACTTCCTACTGGTACGCCAGGTACACCTGGTTATGATCCAGGTAGTGAAACTAATACCTATTCTGGTACTACTGCATGTGTTCCTTGTAGTAACTTCACGTGTACCCCCGCCAAAACCACATTAAAGTACGAAGGATGTGAAGATTTAACTGGCGACCCAGATTGTCCTCACCCTACACTATTTGCTATCGATACTGACTCACTTAAGATTGCATTTAGTTATGATCAGTTTGCAACTACAGTACCTAATGGTGTTTTAGACTTCGAACTTAGTTTTGATGGTGTAACCTATGCTGATGGATGGAATGCAACGACTTTAGAAGGTATTGATTATAATTCATCTCAAAATCCATGGACATATCAAGATGCTGGTGCTTCTGATTTTGAAATCTTTGATATTGATGATGGAGCAAATGCATCAAATTTTAGAGTAAAGTTTAGAATTGAGCCTAGATATGACGATTCTGCCGCACCACCTGAATCAAATACAGTGATGCTTGGTACTAAATGGACATGTACTGAGATATTAAACAATGGAACAGGGTTTACTGTAGGTCAAGTATTCCCATTATCTACCACAGTTGCTCTAGTGGGCGGTGGAACGGCAACTATGACGATGAATTTGAAGATTACTGCTGTTGGTGCTACTTCTACTCTTTCTGGTGGTGACGTTACTGATATTATGAGATTGGGTGATAAGATCAATGGTCACACAATTACCCGCACTTTTCACACTGAAGTGGGATTATTTCCGTATCATATTGTATATGTTGACGGATCTGGTAGTAATTTTGCTAAAGATACGCAATATACCTCTGATAGGAACCATGTTATTACCGTAAAAGCGGGTTTTGGCATTCCTGATCGTGCAATTATGATGGGTTTATACGAATTTTTGGATAAATCTCTTCAATATGTTACGGGAGACGTTAATTCTAAGGCTCCAGACATCTTTAATAGCGTAATTTACCCTTCAGCATGGATTTCTCTTAATGAAAGTGGCGGAATTACTGATATAAACATCTCTGGAGGCGTTTATGAGTTCAATACTGGAAATATGGACGACTTAAATCCCACTGCTCAGTTAACTGGATACGCTAGTGGTGAAGATATTGCGACTACTGGAGGTACTGGAAGCGGATTAACAGTCGATATTGAAGTTGGTGCGATGCTTGATGATACAAGTAACGTTTTAGTTGACCGCATTTCTAGTGTAACAGTGAATCAACCTGGTACTGGGTACACTGTAGGTGATAAAATCACTATTTCGGGTGGTGCTGCAAAGATACAAGTGAAAGAAGTCACTAATGGAGGAGCAAATTTGGACAAATTGTCAGGACCACCTGTATTAGATATTACTAGTCCTGATGATGACGGTAATTTCATACCAAATAAGTCTACAGATGACGGAAACCCAGATTTTGTTCTTACAACCACTGATAGTAACCTTAAATTTGAGGTTGTTACAAAAGATAATGGTACTGATTTGGAAGTTGTTTCAGATTCTGGTGGAAATAATCTAACAGCAAAAATAAAAGGCAATTTTAGTGGTGGATCATTAACTTCTGTTGATATTATTAGACCAGGAAAGGGATATTCTGCAAAAATAAGACCGCAGTTAGTTGTTGTTAATGTAAATGAAGAGACAATTGAGAACACTAAGAATGAAGCAAAAAGAGATGATTTGATTGATGAGTATCATAATATATTAAAAACCCTTCCAGAGGGCGATATAAGTGCATCTGCGGATGATTTAAAGTCAATTGAGGACTCTTACGGTGGAGTTAATGCAGATACCGATAATATTTTTAAAAATGCTCCTATGCAAATTAAAATGGATCCTGAAAGAGACCGTGTACATCAACGTAGTCAACGTAAATTACAAACATTTCAAACAGATCCATTAAAAACACGTATTATACCAGATTATGACACGGATTTTCTAAAAGATACTCCAATCGATGAAGAGTATAAGCAAGAAATTATAGACCATAAGAAAAAAGAACAAGAAACGGTTTTAAAAAATATTGACGATATTACTCAACAAGTATATCCTGAATTTGTTAATTTTGATGAATCTAAGGTACAGACTAATGTAGGTAGTTTTACAGAATTACCACATGCGTCAACTTATACTAAATACCTTATGCGGCAGTACCGCCCCGATCCTCAAAAACTTCAAAAGTTGACAGTAACTTTAGGTTGTACACCTGTTAATATTGGTAAATCACATTTTGTATGTAATCAACCAACAGCAACACCAAACACAGATACTGGTGTAATTAATAATGGTGATGGTACAACTACTCAAGAAGTGCATATATTCTCTTTTGGAAATCTTGTAAGAGGACCAGGTTGTCAACCTTGGACAGCAAGTGGGGAAATGTCGATCTGGCATAATCTTACTAGAGATGCTAATACGGTGGTACGGGCAGCAGCGGCATATGGTAATCCATATGATGAATAAAAAGGGAGGACAATAGAATGCCATTAGCAGCAAGACCAATAAGTATGGGTGCAGCTGCACTGTTCATGGGAACTTGCAGTGGACACGGAACAGGATGTGGATCAACTCACCATCCAGGACTAGGAGGAGGTACTCTTCCTGGTTGTATAAAACCACCGAAGGATCCAAAGATCGTGATGAAACCTGTAAAACTCATGGATTCCACGACTTTATGGCCACCAACGCCACAGACTCCTTTATCACCGATAGTAAGAAATGTTCTAATTAATAGAATTATTCCTATTATCGATCAAGATGAATTAATTCCACATCCAACACCTGTTACACATCAGGCATGTTATACTGGAATTCCAAAAAAATGCCCACCAGGTTGTACTACTAATCCTGCTTATTGGTGTACAGTTGGTATCGAAGGTGGTCGTGAAAGTGCTAAAGGTCACGCTCGTCAACATCAAGCTACTATCAAAACTGTTTTTATTAACGGAAGAAGAGCAGGTGTATTTGGAGATCCCTTTGGTTATGACACTGTGGCATATCCATGCAATTCAGTAGTAACTGGATGCAGCAAAAACGTTTTTTTAGGTTGTACAAGAGGTTAAATTATGGCAAAAATGAAACAAAGTCTTTTAGGTGACTCTTATGTAGAGGCAATTCCAAAAAAAACTCGACAAGGAAAAGGAAAACACTCAAAATACTCTGCTACAAGCAGAAATGGAGCAAAAAAGCGTTATCGTGGACAAGGGCGATAAATATAATTGTATAAAGTCCTGATAGGGAGATGGCTTTAAAAAAAATAGGGGGTTCTGACTTAAAAAGATCGAGAAGTTTTAAAGACTTCTCGGTTAATTTTGCTAGAAATCCTTTCACTGACGATCTTTCTGTCGTACATAATGATAACTCCATTAAACAAGCAGTCAAAAACATAATTTTGACCTCTCCTGGAGAAAAACCGTTTCAACCGTTAGTCGGTTCGTCCGTAAACAGACTTTTATTTGAACCGCTAGATGCATTTACTGCAGATACTATTGCGGAAGAAATAAGGACGACAATCAATCAATATGAACCAAGAGTAAAACTTACGAATGTAGAGGTTACTCCAATCAATGAGGGAAATAAATTAAATGTATCACTTGAATATAAAATAGTTGGTTTACCCATTGTTGAAACAATAGAATTTGTTTTACAGAGACCAGAGTAATGCAACCAAATAACCTAACAGCATTAGATTTCGAAGATGTAAAATCTTCAATAAAGTCATATTTAAGAACTCGTAATGAGTTTACTGATTATGATTTTGATGGATCATCATTGTCGTATTTAATTGATCTATTAGCATATAACACGTATTATACCGCTTTTAATGCAAATATGGCAATGAATGAGGCATTTTTGCCTTCTGCTACAGTACGGGATAATGTTGTTAATATTGCTAAGTTATTGAATTATGTGCCTAGATCTATTAGTGCATCTAAATCTTGTTTAAAACTGAATTTAACAACGGATCAAACAAATGGGTCATATCCAACGTCAGTTACTTTGAAAAAGGGTGCTGTAGCATCAGGTGGTGCATATCTTTGGAATATTTTAAATGATATTACAGTTAGTGTAAATCAAACTACAGGTGAGGCTATACTTGATAAAGTTACCATATATGAAGGGTCTTTGGTTACTTTCTCATATATTGTTAATACATTTGCAAAGCAATCATATAAAATTCCTTCAGAGGATGCTGATATTTCAACATTAGTTGTAAAAGTAAGACCAAACGAATCATCCACTCAGTATGACCTCTATAGTCGTGCAGAAACCGTTGCTACAGTAACACCCACAACTCGTTCATATTTCTTGTCTGAGACCGAGGATATGAGGTATGAGATAAGATTTGGTGATGATAGTGTTGGTAGAGCAGTAAAAGACGGAGAGGTTGTCGATCTTGAGTATTTGGTTACATCAGGACCTGATGGTAATCAAGTTGGTACTTTTAGTTTTATTGGAAAAATAGAAGATAGTACTGGTAAAGTGTATCCTACTGCTAGTGTTAACATAGTTACTAAGCAAAAATCTCAACAGGGAGATAGTGCAGAGACTGTTGAATCCATTAAGTATAATGCACCAAGATATTACTCTGCTCAATATAGAGCAGTAACTGCTCAGGATTATGCAATTATTACTAAAAACATTTATGATAATGCAGATTCTGTAGTTGCTTATGGTGGAGATGCATTGAATCCTCCTGTATATGGAAAGGTCTATGTTGTTATTAAAACAAAAACAGGATCAAATCTTAATGATGCAACTAAGAAGCAAATTGCTGCTGATTTGAGACCATATGCAATGGCATCTATCGATCCTATTGTAACTGATCCTGATGATGTGTATATCAATGTAAACGTATTTGCACTATATGATACTGGTTGTGGATCAAATGCTAGTGAAATTGAAACCGATATTAGTAAGGCAATTAGTGATTGGGGAATACAGACACAAATTAATAATTTTAATTCAACTTTTAGAGCACAACAACTTGAGAAGGCAATTACACTTTCTAATAAGTGTGTTACTGATACTTCACTTCAAACAACTATTTTGAAGTATATAAAACCAGATTCAAACCAAACAAACACATATTGTGTTTCTACAGGAGGTAATCTATATGATAGTGCTCCTAGTCAAGATGAAGGTGATGGAAGTTGTAAAAAGGAACCTGTAATACTATCTGGTACATTTAGAACTGCTGATAGACCTGGTGTTGATCAACAGTTTGAGGATGATGGTTATGGAAACTTAAGAACGTTCTACAATACTGGTATTCGTAAAATTTATACAAGTGATGCTGCAGGAACAGTAAATTATGAAACTGGTGAAATTTGTTTTGGTCCAGTTAATGTTATTAATGCAGGAACAGGAACATTTATTGCTGGTGCTGTAACTGTTACTGATGATGTAACTGGAATTGGTGAAGTTACTGATAGTACATTATTACCAACAGATCTTCAAATTCCAGTTCAATTTATTCCTGCTAATAATTCGACTATTCCAGCAACAACTCCTGGAACTATTATCAATATAGTTAATCCAGCAGTTACAGTTGCTCCTGTTGGAACAGTTGTACCTCCTACAGTCCCACTAAATAGTTTGACACCAACGGATTTCAATGTAATTCCTGCTATTCTTGATATTCCTGCTATATCAAACCCTGGTTCAATCAACGATTCTAGTTGCTTCTAAAGTTAGATGAATATTAATAAAGTTTCCCAGTCGATTGCTTCTCAATCTCCTGAGTTCCTAAAGACAGAATATCCACTGTTCAATAAGTTTATTGAGTACTATTACAGGTCTCAAGAAAAAACTGGATTGGGTCAAAATATTATTAATAACTTTTTGCAATATCTCGATATTGACAAACTGGATATTAATATTTTGGGTGGTACTACGAAGGTAGTAGAAGCAATTACAGCAGAAAGTGATGAAATCGTTGTTGAGAGTGTTGATACTTTTTTAGATAAAAATGGTTCTATTTTAATTGGTGATGAGGTAATTTATTATGAATCAAGTACATCATCACCAAACGTTGCTTTAAGTCCTGGTGTTTCTTATGAACAGGTAAAATTAAAGTGGATTGGTCTTGCTCAAATCATTAATTCTTTTGATGGAACTACAGATAGATTTCCTCTTACTTCTCAATCTTCCCCAGTTTCACCACCAACAGCACAACATTTAATTGTTAGTCTATATGGCGAAGTTTTAATTCCTGGTGTTGATTATACTGTTGAAGAAGATAATATTGTCTTTACAACTGCTCCAAGAGTAAGAGAATTGGGTGATGATACTAGTTTAACATATATTACATTTTTAAACGGTTTTCTTGAGAATAATATTGTTGCTATTGATGATATTTCTCCAGATTTCGGAGATTCTAAGACTAATTTCAGTATTCAAAGAAACGGGGTAAAGTACGAACCCGTTGCGGATGAGTATATTTTAGCAGTTTATGATAATAAATTACTTGAACCAAAAAAAGATTTCTTTATTGATAATGATATATTCATTTTTAATGAAGCACCATTAAACGGAAGAATATTATCTCTTTATTCTATTGAAGCACCAATTCCTTCTTTTGGTTCTGGGGCAGTTGGTTATGCACGTGTTAGTAATGATGGAAAATTAACATCGATTGAAATTAATAAAACAGGAAGTGGATATGAATACAAATATCCACCTAGGGTTTCTATTTCTAGTGCAAGTGGAAATGGAGCATCTGCTTCTGCGTTAGTAAACGGTGTTAAGGACTCTATTTTATTGGATGGTGGTAAAGGTTACAGTGATACCAATCCTCCAACTGTTGTTATTCAAGCACCAACTAGTTCTGGTTCTATTCAGGCAGAATTAAAAGCAGTTGTTACAAATGGACAGGTATCTAGTGTAGATATTACAAATTCTGGAAGTGGATATACATTTATTCCCAGAGTTTCTTTTGTGCAACCTGGTGGTGCAAAACTTGGTACTGTTACTCTTAGTAGCACTAGTGTTGCAGGAACTATTGAAGTATTAGACGGTGGACAGGGTTATACTACACCACCAGAAGTTTATATTGATGAACCATTAGGAGATAATCCTGTAAAAGCAAATTTACGTTCAGTTCTAACTGATGGTAAGGTTACTTCAATTGTTATTGATAATGGTGGTCAAGGATATCTAACTACTCCTCGAATTGCAATTATTGATCCAACATCTGCTCAAGTTTTAGAAACTCTAGTTGATTCTGATGGTAGAATTACTTCTATTGAACTTTTAAGTGGTGGTTTGGGATATGATGATGTTCCATCAGTCTATATTGTAGATACTAGAGAAGATGGTGGAACTGGAGCAGTTGCTACAGCTTCTGTATTTAATGGAAAAATTACCGATATTAATATTAGTAATTTTGGTACTGGATATTCTTCTTCAAATCCTCCCCAAGTCATTATTCAAAATCCTCCAGAAGCAAGATCTTCTGTTCAAATTGGATTAAATGAAGTTACTGGTTTTACAGTCTCTAAACAGGGAACTGGGTATAGTAAAGCAAAATTTGAGGGTTGTGCAAGAGCAGTTAGTGGTATTGTAGAGTATACTGCATCTGGAAATGCAGTATTTTCAAATAATACTACAGCAGCAGTTGCTGCTGAAAATGCAGAAGTTAAATGTCTTGATGCTCTTTTTGTTAAGAGACTTTTAGATAAGTATACTGAACAATTTCTTCCTGATGTTCCAGAACTCGATTATACTAAAATTGACGTTAGAAATGCTATTAAATCTGTAAAAGATTTTTATTCTACAAAAGGAACTTCATTCAGTGTTGCATATCTTTTCAAACTTCTTTATGGTGAACAAGTAACTGTATCTTATCCAAAAGATCAGATTATTAAACCTTCTAATGCAACTTGGTCTATTGATACAATTCTTCGTGCCACTTTAGTAAGTGGCGATCCTACGAATATTAAAGATGGATTATTGACTCAAGAGTTGAGTATTGCTGATGCTAATGTTGGGGCAGCTAGTGCTTTAATTGAAAATTATATTTCTATTAAAACATCAGATGTTGAACTTTTTGAACTTGTTCTTTCTGAAGAAACTATTGATGGAACATTTGTAGTTCCTTACAAAACAAAACTTGCAGAACCTCTTGATACAACTGATAGTATTATCACTGTAGACTCAACTATTGGTTGGCCAGAAAGAAATGGTGAATTTTTAATTGGAGATTCAGAATTAATTCAATATAAAGAAAAGTCTCTTAACCAGTTTATCGAATGTACTCGTTCTGTTAATAACATTGTAGAAGATTGGGATTCTGCAACTGAAGTCACATCTAATCTTCTTGTTTATGTAAATAAGGGAACTGCACAAGAAGTAGTTTTAAGTGTTGTTGGTATTGTTGATGCCCAACAAACCAGTTTAACAGATACTGGTTCATATTATCTAAAGGGTGATAAACTTACTGTATCTAAACTAGGTGGTACTTCCGTTGCTCCAGAATTAACAACTTGGTTGTATAATGTTAAAAAACTTATTGAAGTAGAAAGTATTACTTACGGTGGTGTTAATAATCAATTTGCTACAGTTACTTGTAAAAATAATCATGGACTTTTAGTTGGAGATCAGGTAACACTTTATGGTGCAAATCCAATTTTGTTTAATGGAACATTTTTAGTAAGATCTAGAGATAATGCTCTTGTTTTCCAATATCAACTTCCTCAACCAGCAGAAGTTGTTCCTCAAGGAAACATTTTGGTTTCAGTCGACCTTAACAAAGGTAAATCTGATACTACTGCTGTTTTAAATTCTATTGGTCCATATACAACAAATATTCAAAACTCGTTCTTTAGTAACGATTATGTTTATGTTGCATCTACTGGTATTCCTAATTATTCAATTGGTCCTTTTCCAGGATCAGCACTTTTACCAGGAAATCAACGTAAACTTAATAGATTTCCATTAAATCCTGAGACTATTTCTGTTAAAAATAACATTACTCCTGGTGCCATTGGTACTTGGATTAATGGAACATCTGTTTGGTCATATAAGTCAGATGTTACAAAAACTTTTGGACCAGTTACCTCTATTGGTATTACAAATGCTGGTTCCGATTATGATGCTTCAAATCCTCCAAAAATTGAGATTACTGGTGGTGGTGGAACAGGTGCTACTGGTGCTGTAACTGTTAATGGTTCTATTACAGAAATTGTTGTTACTGATGGTGGTAGTGGTTATACTTCTTCACCTCTTGTTTCCATTGTTGGTGGAGGTGGATCTGGTGCTGCAGCAACTGCTATTGTTACTAAAGGTGTTGTCTCCAGTATTCTTATGAATACAAATGGAACTGGATATACTTCTCAACCATCTATTACAATTGTTGGTGGTGGTGGAACAGGTGCTACTGCTACTGCTTCGGTAAGAGGTCCAGTTAAATCTGTTGCTATAACCAGTGGTGGTGAATCATATACATCTAATCCTACAGTTAGTCTTAATTCAGGTTCTGGTGCTGTTGCACAAGCTATTGTAAATAATGGTAGAATTATTTCTATCGCTATTATTTCTGCAGGTAGTGGGTATACAACTGCACCAGAAGTAACTATTCAGGGTGATGGATTTGGTGCAGTTGCTCGTGCTAATATCGATCTTGACGGAGAAAATGCTGGTAGAGTAACAAGTGTTGAGATTATTAATAGAGGTATTAATTATATTCAAGGAACAACAGTTATTAATCTGACCTCTGTTGGATCTAATGCAACCTTTACTCCTAATGTATTTAAGTGGACTTATAATCTTCAAGAAACTACAACAGTAGATGCTGCTAAAGGTTCTGTATTTGCTGGATATAATAATCAATATGGTGGTGAATATGCACATATTTCAAATCCACAACGATTGAGATATATCCTTGGTGATAACCTTTTTGAGCAAGTTGGCACAGGAAATATTTTAGAACAAGAGGATCAACTAGAACACTCTCCTATTATTGGTTGGGCGTTTGATGGAAATCCTATCTATGGTCCATATGGGTATTCAGATCCTACAGATCAGTCATCTACAATTGCAAAATTAGATACGTCTTTTAAACTTAAAACAAATTTAGTTTTTGATGCAAGTACTAATCCAGCACCAGTTAGAACTGCTGGTCCTTTACTTTCTGAAGAACCTGCAGGAAAATTCATTGAAGATTATGAATATTCTTTTGGACTTGGGGATTTAGATCAATATAATGGTCGTTTTTGTAAAACTCCAGATTTTCCAAGTGGAAGATATTGTTATTTCATTACCATTGATAATAGTGACGCAGGATTAGCACAATTTCCTTATGTTTTAGGACCAACCTTCAATTCTATTGTAGATTCTTGGAATTTGAATAAAGATGCTATTCAACAAAATATTCCTACTGGAGTTGTGAGATATCGTGATCCATATGAAAACGTTGATATTGATGTTGAGAGAGCTCCCAATCAATCTACAAATGCAATAACAACGGAAGATGGTGATATTTTACTTTTTGATATCGAAGATGAAAATAAAGATGGTGTAATATCTCAAGAAGAAACTGATGATCCTGATCAATTATTTGAAGAATCTCCTCTTCAGTTATTTGATTATTTCCCTAAAGTTAAATTTGACTCAAAGGTTGATATTGAAGTTGAAACTACAACAAAGTTCGAAGATGCTTCGGTAACTGGATTTACTATTGAAGATTCTGGTACGAGTTATCAGGTTGATGATATTCTTGTCTTTGATAATACTGACACTGATGGTAGTGGTGTATCTGCTAGAATTTCTAAAATTAAAGGTGAAACAGTAAGTTCATATACTTTTGAAACTGTTGAAGATAAATTTTATGGTGTTCTAACAACATCTAATCCTCATAACATAGTTCCTGGAGATTCTGTTTTTATTGATTACACTCCTGTAATGGATGCAACCAATAAAACATTTGTTGTTAGACAATTTAAAGGTATTGAACAAATTACGATTGATCAAGCAGGATCTGGATATGATTCTGAAATTCCTCCCACTATTGTTATTGATGGTGATGGACAATCTGGTGAATTGAGAGCAAATGTAACTCCTACTGGTGCAATTAATGTTGTTGATATTATAAACTCTGGTTCTGGATATACTAAGAACCCTCGTGTTATTCTTTCTCATCCACAGGTGTATAAGAGAGCTGATTATTATGTTTCTTTAGTTCGTCATGAAAATTATGTTAAGATTAATGATGTAGTTGTAAACGATCTAAAAGAAGTATTCTTCTGTGGAAAAACTCTTGATGCAGGTGGTCTTGAAGTTGCATTTGTTGCTAAGTTCTCTGAACTTGGTGTTAAAGAATGGGAAAAAACTATTGAAAGTACTGCTGGAGTTAATTATACTGAATTTTTAAAATTAGATGTTAGTGGTAATAATATTTGGGTAGTTGGTCAAAATAAACCAAATATAATTTCACTCAATGCATATAATCCAGATATTATACTTTGTAAGTATGTTCAAGCAGCTGATGGATTAAGTGCAACGCTTAGTTTCCAGAAGGGGTATGCAGGTATCTCTGGTTCAACTAGATCTGATAATATCACTACGATTAAGAAATATTCTGATACTCGATATATTATTGGTGGTTATACTAATACCAACTCTTCTAATCCTCAAGATGCATTTATAGCATCTATTGATTCTGCAGGAAGTTTTGCTGCAAAAAGAAAACTAGCATCTGCTTCTGGATCTGAAAAAATTACTGATCTGATTGTTCTTAGTGATGCAGTGTATTTCCTTATGGAAGTTTCTGCTACTGATGGTGCAGCAGATTCAAAAATTGCTTTTGGTAAGGCACTTGTTGGTACTTCTGAAATCACAATTGAGTGGATTAAAGAAATTGATAATGCTGCGTATTCCTTTAGAGATACTAGTTTAGTTGTTGATGAATTTGATGAGTTTTATATCACATCAACTCTTGCTTTAAAAACTGATAATAATATTAAAGATGGTTTCTGGGTTGGTAAAATTGATACCTCTGGTGATTTGATTTGGAATTATCGTTATTCAGTTGCTTCAGGTAATAGTATTGAACTTGCTTCTAGAAGCACCATTGATATTTTTGGTGATTTAAATCTTGCCTTTACTAAAACCAATACTACGACTAATTTAAAGACAGTTGATACTGTAAAAATTAGTTATGATGGTAAACTTAAAAAGCATACTAATACTGCGTTTGATAAAAAGAATATTGAAGGTATTACTGCTAATGCTATCACTGTAGACAATTCTGGAGATCCTTACATATTTGGTCAAACACAATGGAATAGAAATGAATTCCTGTTTGATTTTACTACAGGTGGTAATCAAACTACAGATATTACTGGTCACTATACTCCAACTATTCTTCAAGCAGGTGATTCTGTAAGATTCCTTGCAGATTATGCATTTATTCAAGGATATCAAACTGCATCTCCTAGTACTTGGGAAAATGCTGCTATTAAGATCCCTGCAGCAAGTTTAGGAACAATATTAAGTGATAGTTGGACTCTTGAGTTCATGCTTTATAAAAATGGATCTGAATATCAGTCACATAGTCAAACTCAATATACTTTATTGAATATTGGTGATGCAACAGACGCTACTGGTGGTCTTTGGTTGTATTATGATGATTCGAGTGGTAAATTAGAATTAGTAGTTACAAATAGTGCAACAGCAATTAATTCTGCTGGTGGTGCTCTTCAATCTACACTTACAACAATGTATGCCGATAATTCTTGGCAGTTCATTGCAGTTAAAAAAGATGCTAATGTCTTTACTGTATATGTAAATGGTATTTCTGTTTTAACTGGTAGTATTGCAAATACATCACTTGGTGGTAAAGATATTCATATTGGTAATATTCCTGGTAAAGGTGGTACTGGTGCTCAATTCCGTAAGAATGAGCAGTTCCAAGGATATATTGATAATCTTCGTTTAAAGAACCGTGCAGTAACTCCTACAGTTCCTTCTGATGTAACTACCCTTCCACCTATAGCATCTTATGCGTTAGCATATGATTGGACAGATGATGCTTGGTTTACGAATTATCTTGAGAGATATGATTATATTGATTACGTTGGTTTTGGATTAAAATCTGATAAAGATTCCGATTCTGATAGACTTGGAGATAAAGGTTTACAAACTAATACTCAAATTGGATTTGTTAGAACTGCAATTACACCAGTTACAGGAGCAACTTTAACCGTAACTAATACAACATTTGCTCTTGGAAGTCTTGGTCTTCAAGGTCTTGATTTTGAAGATGCTACAATTAATATGGTAGAGAATACTGAATCTCTTGCATATACCAATGATGAATGGAGTTCTAGAACAGCAACAGTACCTTCTCCTGGATCTAAGAAACTTAATATTTCTGCAGAGATTAATAATCGTTATTACATGAAAACGACGAATACTCTGAAAATTGATAATATCCAAGAACTTACACTCAATCAAGACTTTAATATTACTATTGGATCGAAACTTGTTTTAAACAATACTTCTGGTTCGTTTGTTAATAGTGGTTATGTTTTAAGAGAAGATACTATTAATAATAAAGTTTACGTAGCAGTAAATAATAATGCTTGGTCAAATGATTTAAATCAAGGTCGTTTGTCTACAGCACAATTTGATGAATCTAGTAGTTATGGAATTGTAGGACCAATTCCTTATGATGTTAATGTTATTACAGATTATAATTTTATTGATAAAATTAATACTACACCTGGAACATTTGATTTTGATCTTGCTGATTATAATTTAGATACAACTGCTGCTACTACTGGTAATGGAAACCTTGATGAATATGCTACATTTAAACCATTTGCTACTGAAGATTATAAAGTAAAAATTGTTGCAATTGCTGGTGCTTCCTCGTTTATTCCTGGATCTGTAGTTGATATTACTGCTAGTGATATTTCTTTCAATACTGCTAAATCAACAGCACAAATTACTAATTTAACTGGTGTAACTAAGATAACACTGATCTCTACACTTGATAAAATTCTTCAAGTAACTGCAGTATCAAATACAGATGAAGTTTATATAATTACTTCAGACAGACATTATTTCTCTGTTGGTGATAATATTAATATTGATGGTAATCCTACTCAAGAATTTGGTGGAACGGTATATGATGAATATGATGGATCTTTTGTCGTTAACACTGTTGTAAGTAATAAAGAATTTACATATAAATTAGATGCTGTAGCTCAAACAGATCCATCTATTACTGCTGGAAATGTTAATATTTTTGCTAAGTCTCCAGTTCTGAAGATGTACTATGGGCATCAATATTTGTTTGATGTTTCTCACTCTTCTATGGCAGGAACGAATTTATCTTTCTCTAGAGATAATTTGTATAAATTGGAATATTCATTCAACTCCATTGAACGAGTTGGAACTCCTGGTGTTACTGGTCAAGGACAACCAAGTCCAACTATTAAGTTAAAGGTTGATAAAGGTATTGTTACAAATATTTCCTATTATTTTGATCCATCTAGAACAGGGACTGATTCACCTATCGATAGTAATAGTTATTTGGATATTGTTGATTCTCCATATTTGGGAATATTTACTATTACATCAACTGCTGGTGGTACTATTACTCAAGGACCAAACATCTTCAAATTCCTTTTAGCTAATGAACCTGAGGGTAATGCAAATATTATAACAACTACCTATACAACAAGTTCCAAGAAAGCTGTTGGTTCAATCGGTGATATTAGATTAATTAATTCAGGTGGATTCTATTCCAAATTACCTATTGTAACAGGAATTCAATCTTCTAGAAAAATTGAAAGAATTGAAATTGAAGAACCAGGAACTGAGTATGCTCCAGGTGTATATAATTCTGTTCCTATTTCTGGAGATGGTGAAGGTGGATTTGTTCAAATTACTGTTGCTGATGGGCAAGATGAAGAAGGTACGACTATTCCTGGTCAAATTCAAATTGTAGACATCACATCTCCTGGTAAAGGATATACTACTGCATCTATTGATATTGAAGCTATTGAGGGTATTCTTGGATCAGGTTTAACTGGATCTGGAGCAGTTATTAACGTAGTCATTCCTGCATTTGGTACTGGTGCGGTAATTTTCGCAAAAGGAACAAATGTTGGTAAGATTAAGAAACTTAAGAACAATAACTTTGGTTATGATTATACTCATGATTACACACTTCGTCCTGAAATTACATTCCCAATTAATGCTCAGTTAACTTCTACAAGTATTCTTGATAGTATTACCGTTACTGATCCTGGTTCTGGATATTCTCAAGCACCTGCAGTTCTTTTAAGTGGTGGTGGTGGATCTGGTGCTATTGCGGAAGCAACTATTAGAAATGGAAGAATTGAAAGTATTATCATTAAAGATCCTGGTGCTGGATATTCTTCTTCACCTACAGTCGAACTTAGATCTTCATTTAACTATGTTGTTAACCTTGACTTGGGTCTTCTACAATTTGCATTCCCTCATGGAATTGTAAATGGTTCTGAGGTCAAGTTAAATGTAGTTGATACTGGAGAGGGTGTAGAATTCCCATTATCTTCAGGTGCTACTGGTAGATTGAATGGAAATACAACGTATTATGCTATCACTGGTACTGCTAACTCTCTAGAACCTGATCAAATGAAGTTGGCGATTACTGCAGCAAATGCTGAGTTGGGTGATGGTCTTGCCTTTGTAAACGCTGGTACTGGTAGACAGCAAGTATTAACCAAAGCTTTTGGTGCTACAGCAGATGCGAATGTTATTACATCAACTTTCTTAGAGGGTGAACTTGTATATCAAGGTAGTTCTTTAGATACAGCAACTGCTACTGGATATGTGTCTACTAATGAAGGATGGCAGATTGGTCCTAGAATTCTTAAAATTGTAAATTATGATAATACGTTTACTAAAGGTGAAAGTATAACTGGTGTTATTTCTAAGTCTTCTGGTGTTATTAGTGACCTTAATATCGCTAAAGGTGTTCTTGAAATTGGTCCTATCACCAAAACTACAGGACAATTTATTGATGATGTTGGTAAACCTTCCGAAATTATTCAAAAGATTCAAGACTCTTACTACTATCAGGACTTCTCTTATGCTGTTAAGTCTTCTGTATCCATCGGTGATTGGAAAGATATTCTTATTAAGAACGTTCACCCTGCATCATTTAAGGTATTTGGTGAACTGAATCTAGAAGATTATGGTTATATTGCAAATAAAGAAATTGATTTTGAACTTACTAAGTCAGTTGAACTTACTAGAGAAGCAGTTGTACCAAATATTCAAAACTTTGCTTTAGCAGAACCCATTTATTCTGAATTTAATAATACTGAAGTATTATTCCGTCAAAAGAGACTTACATCATCTGAGAATATCTTAACTTCTGTTGTTCAAAGATTAGATGACATTTCTGGTCAATTTGACGGTGTTAAGACTCAATTCCCACTTACTGTTAATAATGGTGAGAATGTTATTGCTAGTGGAGATCAACTTCTAATTGTTCTTAATGGTGTAGCACAAACTCCAAATACTTCTTTTGAAGTTCAGGGTGATTCTATTGTATTTGCAGAACCACCTAGACCACCCGCAAGTGTGAAATATGTAAGCGTCACTATAGCTGCACAGGCAACTAAGGATTTCGAACTTTCATTTACTAGTGGTATTTTCCCTAATATTGGTAATAGTCTTGTTGGTGTTGTTTCTACTGCTAGACTTACAGTAACTAGTGTCAGTGGTAGTGTAATCAGCGGATTTGTTACTCAGGGTACCTTTATTATTGGAGAGCAATGTCAAGTAGGTGCGACAGGATTCTCTGGTACTCTTAGTTCGGTTACAGACGTAACTAGCACTGGTTTATTCTTATTCAATGAGAAAGTTACTAATTTAAGTGGAGATACAGCAAAAGTAGAAACATCGAACCTTGAAACTGGACAAGAAACACCTGTAGCAAAACTTCGTTATAGTATCGGTGCTGCAACAACTGATATTGAGTTAGTAGCAATTACAGATGCTGGTGGTGTAGTTCCTGCTGGATCATTTACACTTAATGATGATTATCAGATTGGTTCTGAAATTGTTACTGTTACTCAAGTTGTAGATGGTTCTGATTCAACAACTATTACTGTGACCAGAGGAGTTTCTGGTACTACTCAAGTTTCTCAACAAGAAAATACTCCGATTTATTCAACAGAAATTTCTGTTACCAATACTCTCACTTTAAGTAAGACTACAGGTACATATCAGTCAACTCCAGGATTATATGATATTCAATTAAATGATTATATTATTGGTGCTAAGTCTGGAGTAGTTGCTAAGATTACTGCAACTAGTACATATCAAGATCCAGTAACTAATGAATTTATTGAACAAGTTAATATATCTGAAGGATCTTCCTTCTTTGGACTACTATTCAATAGATTGGCTTCTATTAGTTATCCAAACAAAGTTCTTGATAATATTTCCGAATCTCAAGTAAGTATTGTTGATTTTACTGATAATTTAACTGCTTTTGATTCTTCATTCCCACCTAGTGAAGCAATTAGTAATAATATCCTAATTTATGATAACGAAAGTGGTAATTTCACTGACGAAGAATTTATTAGAAATTATAAACTTGATTATGGTGGAAATTCTGGTGGTGAATTTGGAAATAGTGATAAGATTAATGTTAATAAATTAACCTTTAAAGATTCTGTTGGAAGTGGATTCTTATCTCGTGGTCAAGTTATCAGAACAACTGATACTAAGGCAGAGATTGTTGGATATAATGCATCACAAAAAACTGCGTTTCTTGGTAAGATCGGTAGATCTTCATATAATGGAAGCGATTACCATACAGCTACATTTGTTGGAAGTTCTCAACTTAACACTAATAATAAAAAATATGGTACTGCATGTCTAGCACTATCTCCTGGTGCATCAGCACATACTTTTGTAAGTGGTGTTGCGGATGCCATTATTGCTAGTAATGGTGCTACAGGATCATTTACTGCTGCTACAGGAACTACATATAACCCATTTACAGGTGATATGGTAATTGAGATTGGTACTCACACTCTCACCACATCAAATAAAGTAACTATCACTGATGGTGGTGTTGTATTTACTTGTGCTCAAGATGGCAACACTGCAAATAAAGCATATCCTAGAGCAACGGATCCTTCATCTGGTCTTGCTCTCACAATTACAGCAGAGACAGATACTACAATTACAGTTAATGTTGGTGCAGTTGCTATCGATGGATATCTAACTGTCCCAACTTCTACCGAATTTGGATTTGGTACAGGAGCATTTACTATTGAATGTTGGATTAAATTGAATACTATTGCTGCTGGCAGTAAGACTATTTTTGACATGAGATCTGGTGCAACTGAACTTGCTCCTTATTTGTATGTTGATGGTGCAAATATTAAGTATTTCAATAATGGTAGTGTTACTATTACTGGTGCAACAAACCTTGTAGTTGGTACTTGGTATCATGTTGCTATTTCTAGAAGTGGTACTGATACCAAGTTGTTCTTAAATGGTACTCAAGAGGGTAGCACATATTCTGATAGTAGTAACTATGGTTCTACAAAACCAATTAGAATTGGTGGAGATTATGCTGGTTCTGCAATTACTACTGGATATGTTGATGAGTTTAGAGTTTCTAATGTTGCTCGCTATACTACAACGTTTAATGCTCCTGTAGGAGTTTTACAGGGTGATGCAGATGCAAAATTACTTATCCACTTTGATGGTACTGATGGACAAACTTATACTGAAGATTGGTCTGGTGGCGAATCTCTGACTACTGGAGAAGAATTTAATAACGATTCTATCTTAGAAACTACTCGTGCTATTGGTAGACACACTTATGATGGCGGTACTTCATCTAATGCCATTACAATTACTGCTGGTAGTGTTAATAAGGACGTAACTGACGCAACTTATGATTATGAAACAGGAGAGTTAGTATTAACAATTGGGTCTCATAGTTTTACAACAAGTGATACTCTTACTATTGGTGCTAATAAGTTATCCTTTACTTGTACTCTCGATAATAATGCTACATCACATACTTATCCAAGAACTACTGACCCTGCATATGGAACTACTTTAGCAATCAGTGCTGTAACTGGTACAACTGTAACTGTTAACGTTGGTATTGCTTCTAAGGGATTTGCTAAGAAGACTCACAGATACTTAGATGCTGCTGATTTAATCCTTAAGAATAGTGACTTCATTAAGAAAGAAGTTGTTTATTCAATGAGACAGAGATATCCTGAGTTGGTAATCTTAGGAACTCGTTATACACCTACTGATGCAACATATGATGCTGCTACTGGTTTATTGTCAATGACAGTAGATGGTAACAGTTTAACAAATGGTGGAACAGTAACCCCATCAGGTGCAACTTATACTGCCACCACTGGTGTTATGACACTTACAAAATTGAACCATGGTCTTAAGAATGGTCAAAGGGTCAATATTAAAGTTGGTGGTGTTACATTTACATGTACAATGGATAGTGGTTCTACTAACCATTCATATCCTCGTGCAACTGATCCTGTAGCTGGCAAATGGATACCAATTTCCAACGTAACTGATCACACATTCGATGTAAACATAGGTGCATCACCTCAGGTTACATATACACCAGTAGCAGGAACAACATATGATCCTAATACAGGATTGATGGTTCTTGAAATTGGTGCTCATAATTTGACTGCTGGCACAAGTGTTAAATTAGCACCCAATTCACTAACATTTAGTTGTGGGTTTGGTGGTGCTTCTGGTCCTGCTGCAGAGAAAACATATCCTAGATCTAATGGTAATGATCCATTCTATAATACTTCAATCAATATTGAGTCAGTAACTGCGACTACAATTACACTCCAAGTATTAACAACTATTCCTTCCACAAATACTGATGCACATACATTTGTATCTGCAACATCTGGAGCAGTTATAACTGGTGGTAATTACACACATACATTTGTTTCTGCTCTTACTGATGGTGTTACTGTTGAAAAAGATAGAGTTAAGATTAATGATGGTGCGTTATCATTTACTTGCTCGATGGATAATAATGCATCTACTAAGACATATCCTCGTGCAACTGATCCAGCGTCTAAGCAGGTTGCCCTTCCAATTATATCTTCTAGCACTACTAATTTAACTGTTAATGTTGGAACTTCTCCATTAGTTAACTTTAAACCAACTGCAGCAAGTTATACTCCTGCAACTGGTGTTTTTGTAATGACGATTCCAAATCATACGATTAATGTTGGAACACAACTTAGATTAAGTCCAAATTCATTTACATTTACTTGTGATTATAATGGTGATGGTAACACAACTCAAAAAACATACCCAAGAGCAAGTGGTGCTAATGGAACTGCTGGTGGAGCATCTAACAACACTGGAGTTGCTGATGCTGCATACAATACATCTCTTGATGTACTTGCAGTTGGAACAACAACTCAGGATGTCAGCACTGCGTCTTATGATCATGCAACTGGTATTTTAACAATTAATACTGCTAGTGCTCATAACCTAGCAAGTGGTAATAGAGTTCAAATTGCTGATAATTCACTTACATTCTCTTGTGCTTTTGGTGGTGCAGGTGTTCACACTTATGTTGGTGGAACTGTTGCTGGTGCAATTTCTGTAACTGGTGCTGGTAATAAAGATGTAACGGGTGCAACTTATGATCCTGGAACTGGTGTATTGGTATTAACTAGTGTTGGTCATGGATTAACAACATCTAATACAATTAAAATTGCTGCTAATTCTCTTGACTTTACTTGTGATAAGGATCAACATGGTTCTACTCATTCATATCCTAGAGAAACAGACCCAATATACAATCTTGCTCAAGCAATAACTGCTGTAACTACTGATACTATTTCAATTAATGTTGGTGTTGCAACTGCTGGTAAGTCTTATCCTAGACAAACTGATCCTATTAGTGGTAAGTGGGTTGAAGTAACTATCGTTGATTCTGATACATTTACACTCGATATTGGAAAAGATGGTGTAGATACAAATACACATGCATTTGTATCTGCAACTGCTGGTGCAATAATCAAACAAACTGGAACAGTTACAATTAACGTAGGAACATCATCAGATACTTCTACACATAACTTCGTATCTGCTGCTGATAATGCAGTTGTTACTGGTGGTAACTATGTTCATAAATTTGTTTCTGCTGTAACTGGTGGTGTTATTGCTGATGCAGGTTTTAATTGTGAAGATGATATTCGTGACTCATTGAATGCAATCGTTCAAGATCTTCGTAATGGATCTAACAGTCATATTTGGGATGCTGCATCTTACTATGTTGATAGAACTTTAACTCCAGTACAAATTGCACAAATTGAACCAGCAGTTAAAGAAACTTTATTTGCTTATGAGAAAGTTGATGATATGCTTGAGTACATCATCACAAATACTCTTTGGACAGTTCAGGGTGATCACGGATTGACACAGAAGACTGATACTACAATTACAGATTCAACTTATCCTACAGGTGTTCATACCTTTGTAAGTGGTGTTACTAATGCAATTACTGCTGGCGGTGGAGCATCTGGAACTTTTACTGCAGTAACAGGAACAACATATAATCCTGCAACAGGTGATATGGTTATTGAGATTGGATCTCATAGTTTAACAACTGACAATACAGTTACTATCGCTAATGGTGGTGTAACCTTCACTTGTGATGCTGATAATAATACATTAGAAACTGCTTATCCTCGTGCTTCTGACCCTTCATCTGGAACAGCTCTTCCTATTATTGCAGAAACTGCTACCACAATTACAGTTAATGTCGGTAAAGCAGTTCCAACATTTACTCCTACTAGTGCAACTTATAATGCAGGAACAGGTGATATGGTTCTTACTATTGGAGCTCATCAATTAACAACTTCATCTAGAGTTGATATTGCACCTGGTGGCATTACATTCAAGTGTCAGATGGATGGAAATGAAGCTAATAAATCATATCCTAGAGCAACTGATCCTGCTGCCAATGCTGTTCTTCCAGTTATTGCTGTAGGAGAAACTAGACATACAATTACTGATGGTGCTTACAACCCAACTACAGGTGCGATGACACTTACAGTTTCTAATCATGGATTTGAAGATGGTGATCACATTAAGATGGATGATAATTCTATTACATTCAGTTGTGCATTTGGCGGTGCTTCTGGTCCTGCTGCACAGAAGTCATATCCAAGATCATCTGATCCAATTAGCGGTAAGTATGTACCTATTTCTAACGTTACTACTAACACCTTCGATATTCAAGTATTAGATGTAGTTCCTTCCACAAATACTGATACACATTCATTTGTATCTGCAGTTGCTGATGGATTATCACATCAAGACGGAACTATTACAGTTAATGTTGGTGCTTCTGCTGCTAAAGATCAATTTATTCATACATTTGCTAGTGCTACCCATGGTGCTGTTAGAGTTCTAAACTTTAATACAGGTGATTGTGCTGATGTATACTCTACTATCGGTAACTTGATAGATATCCTCACAGATACAATCACTAATGCATCTGCAGCAACACCTGTAGATCATCTTGCAACTATTACTAAACTTCAACCTGTAGCAGAATTCCAAGGTGGAATAATTGATGCATTGCATAAAGTAGAGCTTGATATTTCATATCACGATAGTGCAACTGATGTTCTTTATACACCTCGCATCGATCCATCTTCACAAGATAGGTTCCGTGATGCTGCGAACTTACTACGTGAAAATAACTCTGTTATTGTTGATAAAGCAGCATTTGATATGCTTGATAGATATCCTGATCTATCAAATGATATGCCTAGAAATGCTGATGGAAGTGGTAATGGTACTCTAAGATGTAAGACTGATTTGGGACTTATTGTTGAAGGTGTTGCTAAAGATATTCAATATGGTGGTAATAAAAATACTTTAAGAGCTGCTAAATTCTATGTTGACAATAAGAATGAAATTCAACATATTAGATTACAACTTCCACAGTCAATTTATGCTCATGAGAGACTTGCACTTTACATGAAGCAAGCAGTTAGTGGTGATCTCGATTATAATAATACTGATAATATTATTACTGGTGACTGGGGAATTACTAATGATACTCCAGGAGCACAGTTTAGTGTTTCTGCTGCAACCTATGATGTTGCATCTGGTGATTTAACCATGAATATTGGAACACATCAAGTTCCTGCTGGAAGGATGATCCAATTAGCAACCAATTCATTATCATTCAGTTGCACATACGGTAGTGGAAATCATACCTATGTTGGTGGAATAGTTAAGTATGCTAATACTGGAGATCATACATTTGTAACTGGTGCTGAAAATGCTGTCTCAGTTGATGGATTAAACTTTACAGCACAGTCTGGAACAAATTATGATCCAACCACAGGTAAGATGGAGATCTTTATTGGTACTCACACTCTTACCACTGCAAATACAGCTATTATTGCTGATGGTGGTATAACATTTACTTGTACTAAGGATGGTAATGCATCTAACCATGCATATCCAAGATCAACTGATCCTGCATCTGGCAAAAACCTTGTTATTACTGCAGTTACAGCAACTTCAATTACAGTTAATGTTGGTATTGCTAATGCACTTATGGTGACTGGAGCAGATACTGCTCACACTTATAATGGTGGTACTTCATCCAATGCTATTACTGTAACTGGTGGATCTCAGTTTGATGTTACTGATGCAGTTTATGATCCTCTTAGTGGTCAGTTAGATATGACTATTGGATCTCATAGTTTAGCAGCTCCTACTTTACATACTGCAGAAGCTGGTAGTGCATATAATCCAACAACAGGTGTTATGACCTTGAAGGTTAGTGGTCATAACTTCTCTAATGGTGATCTAGTTTATCTCGATGATGGTGCTATAACCTTTAGTTGCACATATGGTTCTGGCAATCATAATTATACTGGTGGTCCTGCAGTTGGTGCTATAACTGCTAATACTGGTATTGTATATAACGTTACTGATGCTGATTACACCCCAACAACAGGTGTAATGGTATTAACCATTGGTGGTCATAATTTAACAACTTCTAATCTAGTAACAATTACTGCTGGTTCTTTAGACTTCCAGTGTGATTTGGATAATTATGGATCAACTCATTCATATCCAAGAACAACTGATCCAGTATACAATACTGCAATTGCTATTACTGCTGTTGGCACTAATACTATTACAGTTAATGTTGGTGCTAGCTCTGCAGGAACTGCTTATCCTCGTGCAAATGATCCTATTAGTAATAAGTGGATTCCTATCTCTGGTGTTACTACAGATACTTTTGATATTCAAGTATTAGATGTCACGCCTTCCACAAATACAGATCCACATACATTTGTAAGTGGAGCAGCAGATGCTATTAAGAGAGCAGCAACTACTGTAACTATTGGTCAAGATAAGTTATCATTCACATGTGGAATGGATAGCAATACTGCTACTAAGACTTATCCAAGAGCAACTGACCCTGTATTCAATACAGCAATAGCAGTTAGTGCAGTTACAGCAACAGGAATTACAGTTAATGTTGGTCAATCTTCAGGATTTGTAATCAGTGATGTTGATTATAATCCTACTACTGGTGACATGGTAATGACTATTGGAAACCATGCACTAACAACCAGTAATACGGTAACTATTGCTCCTGATGTATTGGCATTTACTTGTGATGCTGATAATCATCAAACAGTACACACTTATCCAAGAACAACAGATCCTTCATACAATACTGCGATTGCTATTACTAGCGTTACGGCAACTTCAATTACAGTTAATGTTGGTGCTGCATCTGGTGGTCAGACTAAGACATATCCTCGTTCAACTGGTGCAGATTATGCATATCAGAGAGATCTTAAGATATTATCATCTACAACAGATACTATTACAGTAAATGTAACTGATGGTAAACCAACTTCTATTGATTCTCCACATACATTTGTTTCAGCAATTGCTAATTGTGTAACAGTTCCTGGTGATTGTGCTAATGTTAAGGATGCAATTGATACTCTGATCACAACTGTTAATGACATCATTGCTCCTACTGGAAGTGATTATGATATTGGTGGTAATAGACTTTACTTTAATAGAGATTACATCACTCAGGAAATTGCTGGTAAGCAATCTGCCCTTGGATTACTTGGAACAGAACTTCAATACACAATCGATAGCGGAACTTTCTCTGCATTAACTTATGACATTTCAGATTATAGAACTTATATTGAAGAGTTTATAATTGCTGCAATTTCAGATCTTCAAACAGGTGGTAATAATAGTGTTATCACTCAAATGGAAAAATTCTTGGATGCAACTAAGAAAATTACTCCTGTTGGTGATGAACTATATGCATTCTTCTTTGCTCATGAATTAATAAAAACATTAAGTGAAAAAGCAATCAAAAATTTACTTTATACTAAGGGTAATACTGCAACTGGTGATCAATATGCAGCAGAACATACAAATATTGCTGCATATAGAGATACAGAAACTCCTACAGATATTGATAAAGTTTGGTATAGAATGAGAGATCTTATTGACTTTGGTTTAGATACTCTATTCCCAGGAGATATTGAAGCACGTAGCGTAGTTAAAAATATTGTTTATAATAAGAATTACTATAAATCAGAAATTACATCCTTAGTTACCAGTCAATTTGGTAATAGTACTTGGTTATATGACTCATTTATTGACGATGTTGTTAATAACATTTCATATGATTATATTACTTCTAATACAGTTGACACACAGACAGCGTATAGTCTTGAATTTAGTGCAGTATCTGGTAGTTTTGTTGTTGGAGAAACCATTACCAACAATTCTACAACTGCTATTGTTTTATATACTTCTGGATCTAGAATGGTTATTGGAAGTGTTATTGGAACATTATATACAGCAGGAGCTAATTTAACTGCACCTGGTTCTGGTGCTACTGCTACAATTGCTACTGGTGGTATTACTGCAGCACATGAATGGTATAACAATTACAGTAATGTAAAGACTATTGAAAATGCTAAAAATGACGTATCTTCTTTAATTCAAGGTTCTGCAAATAATACAAATCTTTGGGTCAATCCTGAAGTGTTTGATCAAAATTGGGCAACATCTCTTGTAACAGTTACTAATAATGCAGCAATTAGTCCAGATTCTACACTAACATCTGAAAAACTTGTAGTTGCTGCAAGTGCTGGTGAGCATAAGATTGAAAGATCTTATAACTTAACATCATTCGACACCTTTGATACTGATACAATTAAATGGGATGCCGATACAGAAACATTTGATACTGGTGCTAATAATGCAACACAAACATTCACATCTTCATTCTTTGTGAAACAAGGAGAAAATAATCGAGTTAGATTTACAGTATTCTTAGATTCTGGAACTGAAAATGCACACTTTAGTGTAAATCTAAACACAGGTGAAGTTGCTAGTCTCTTTGTTACTAGTGGTGTAAATGTTTCTGCACATGGATCTATTCCTCTTGGTGATGGATGGTATAGATTATACATGACGGTAGATGTTGGATATGGATTTAGTACTCTGAAAAATAGAATTAGTGTTCTTAGTAATACTGGTTTATTAGATTGGACTGGTGCTGGTGGAACTGGTTTATATCTTTGGGGTGCTAAACTTACTACAAAATCACTAGGAACATATGTTTCTGTTCTTGGAACTGAATTCTATACAAATGCAGAGTATAATATCAAAACATTTGCATTAGATCTTTTGAGAGAATATATGAGACAAGCACTTACCAATACTTTGGTAAGTCCTTCACCAGCTGCAAGTTTCTATGCATTCTATGATAGTGCTAGTTCTGCATATTATAATCCAGATACAGCGATGGCATTAATTGGATCTAGTTTGGATATAATTTCTGGACAATTGAAAGATAATGAACATTACACTACAATTACTGGAAATAATGCATTACCTACATTAACTAAATTCTATGGTGATATTGTTGTTCCTGTTGGAATTAGTGGTGAAATAGTTCAATCTGATTATGCTTACTCTGTTACATCTGATGTCTCTGCAGAAATTCAACAACTTACTTTAAATGAAGCAAAGGTTGCTAAAGTTTATCAGAGATTTAGAATTGATGGAAATATTACAGATGGTCCATTCACAATGAATGAATCTGTACAGAAGCAAGGTGATTCTGGAATTACTGGTGTTGTATATGGTTTCCATGAAGATGATAATTATAAGTATCTCGATGTTGCTGTAACCGCAGGAACATGGCAAGTTACGGATGTAATTCAAGGTATAGCAAATACAACACTTGCACAAATTAGTGCGATTGAAAATAGAATGCATCTCATTGATGTTAAAGGTAACTTTGTTGAAAATATTGCATTCCAAGGATTTACAAGTAACAAAACTGCAGAACCTGTTTCTTATACTATTAATTCTGCAGCAGTTCTTGATAATACTGGAGGAAAACTAACTGTTGATACGGCATCTCTTCTTGGATCTCTTGAAACAACATCTGTTGTTTATCCTAATTCTTCTAAAATATACTTAGATGTTAAGAAAACTAATGGTCTTGATGTTAAAGTAGGAGACAAAGTTGCATCTATTGGTCATGTGAGATTAACTGTAACTGTAGATTCTAATTTAACTACTTTCACTGTTGGTAATAGACTTTATCGTATCGTTAATGACGGTCAGGATACTGATAATTATGGTATTATAACTGAATATGATTCAGTCAATAATTACATTTATTATGTTCCTGTTGAGGGAACAATAGGAACTGGTGATAGTGTTGGTGATTATTCAACTAGTAATGTAACCTTAGTTGGAAAAGCCGCTGTTAATGGAGATTTGAGTGTTGCTGGTGCAGCTTCTGCTCGTATTCAGGAAATTCGTGATATTTCTATTAATAAGAGATTATATCTCACTAACGTTAATGGAACCTTTAGTGCAAGAGATGGTCTCCGAGGAGGAGATAATTATAGATCTGCATCTATTGGTAAAAAAGTTCTTAAAGCAAGGACTAAGAGATTCTTTAAGGGATTTGATGGAACTCAAACCACATTTAATCTAACTACTAACAATGGTTTGCAATACCTTCCTGATCCTGAAGGTCACATGATGGTCTTTGTAAATGGTATTTTACAACCTCCTGGAGCAGGAAATGCATATACAGCATTCTCTGATAAAATTCAGTTTAGTGAAGCACCTGAACTTGGTGCATCGTTTACAGGATTCTATCTTGGTAAATTGAGACAATTGGATGATATTGGATTTGAATTTGATTCTTTACGTCAATCATTCAACCTTAAGCGTGATGATATTTTCTACTCGCTTACACTTACTGATGGTGTTCAATCGTCTACTATTCGACCAGAAAATAATATTATTATTTCTGTTAATGGTGTTCTTCAGGAACCTGGTGTTGGTTTTGAACTTGTTGGTTCTAGAATTATATTCTCTGAAGTTCCTCGTTTTGGATCAACATTTGTAGGATTCTCTTATGTGGGTTCTGAGGCAGACGTTGATGCTGATGTAGTTGTACCACCAGTTGAAGCAGGAGACTTTATTGATATTGAAGGTGAGGTAAGTGATCGTGAAGTTGCTGTTATTGAATCTTCAAACTCATTGATCACATTTGATTATCTTGGATCTGTCTTTGGACAAAATGCAAATGCAACGGCAGTCTTAACTAGTGGATATATTGATAGGGTTAGTGTAACATCTGGTGGATCTGGATATACATCTAGACCCGTTGTAAGATTAGATTCTATCTCTGGATTTGAAGGTCAGGTGAAGGCACTTGTTGGTATTGCAGGAGTTACGGTTACTAATGTTGGTTCTGGATATCAAGATCCTGGAGTCGATGTTGAAACAACAGTTCCTTCAGATTGGACTCCACCAGATCTTTCACTATATGGTGAAGAACTAGTAGATCCAGAGATCCTATAAATAACTAAAAAAAGTAGTGAGTAATGGCTAAACAATCCCTAAACATTGGTACTACAGCTAATGATAATACAGGTGATACGCTGAGAAGTGGCGGTGATAAAATTAATGATAATTTTAATGAAATATATACTGCCCTTGGAAACAATGCTTCATTAAGCATAGATCTTTCCAATCCAGCTACTGGCCAAGTATTGAAATATAATGGAACTAATTTTGTTGCTGGTAATTATAATGCATTAACTTCTGCATTAGATGTTGCTGGAAATAGTATTATTTCTTCTTCAAATGGGAATATTAATATTGCTCCTAATGGAAATGGGGATGTTCTTATCAGTGCTGGAAGTCAAACTACTACCTTTGACGGTGCTACTGGAGGTGTTAGTGTAGGATCAACTATTTCCTATAAAAACGAGTATACTGCTCTTGGTAATGCACCTGCAGCTACTAATACTGGTTATTTCTTTACGGTTGATGGTGATGATAATCCTTATGTGAATATTAACATCACTGCTGGTGGTGCTGGTGATGTAAGAGCAAAACTTATTACTGAGTATTCTAGTGTTAATCTTTTAAATGATATTGATATTACATCCACTCCAATTGCAGATGGACAAGTTTTAAAGTGGAGTGCTAGTGGAAGTAAGTTTATTCCTGGTGATGATGCTGCTGGTGCGAGTTTACAAAATTTATTTGCCTCGGTTGCTGGTGATACTGGATCTACAACTGCCAATTCCGTCACAGACACACTTACTATAGCTGGTGGAAATGATATTGTAACTTCTATTTCTGGTGATACAGTTACAGTTGCGTTTAATGGAACTTTAACTACAACTTTTAATGCATTAACTGATACTGATGTACCTTCTATTACTCAGGGAGATTCTTTATATTGGAATGGAACTGACTGGGTTGTAACTCGCAGTCCTATGACTTGGTGGGAATTGGGTGCTAGTGGTGCTAATCACTATACATTTGACGGTCCTGGATTTTCTGGAGCTACGGAAGATCCAACATTGTATGTTATGCGAGGCATGACATACGCATTTAATAACCAAACTGGTACTAACCACCCATTTAGAATTCAAAGTACTCAAGGATTGAGTGGTACTCCATTTACAGATGGTCAATCTGGTAGTGGAACAAGTATTCTTTATTGGACTGTTCCTATGAATTGTCCAAACGTTCTTTATTATCAATGCACTGCTCATTCTCTTATGAATGGCACTATCAATATATTAAACTAATATAAATGACTAGAACTGTTCCAGGTACAGGTGCCTCCATCAAACCAATTTTTGATGAGAATTTTGGGGTACGTGCAATACGAGTATTAGACGGTGGATCTGGATATGATTCAGCAAATCCACCACGATTAACTATATCTGGTTGTGGGACACCAGATACAGATGCATTATTGTATCCTATTATTGATTCTGATTCTGGACAAATTATTCATGTAAGAGTTCTTGAAAGAGGTCGAGGTTATGATCCTCTAAGATTACAGTTTTTCCCAGAACAAGAAACACCAAATGTTATAAATTCTTTTGATATTAATAGAATTTGGCAAAATCATCCAAACTCTTTAGCTTCAGGAACCTTTAATGCAGATACAGATAGACTTCGTATACAATCTGATAATCACCCTAAACCTACTTACATTCTGGAAGAAGCAGCACCTGGTGGTGGACCATTAATTGATAGAAGTTTTGATCAAACATTCATCTATAGAGGAGGTAAAGATGTACCTCATCCTACTGTTAGGACAGAACAAGATAACAAAGTACTTGGCATTTTTGCTAACGGTGGTCTTTTACATACACCAGAATGGGGAACCACAGGAAATGCACCAACTAACTTTGCCATCGATTCGGTAAAATATGATTATGTTAAAAGTAATAGTGTTTATGATACGGTAACTGAAGGAAATGTAAGATATTATCACTCAAATAAAACTATTGATGAATTTAAACTTGGAAATGGTGTTTTTGAATGGGGAAAATTCCAACAATTTACGTGGAATATAAAGGTTGAGATGGATAATATTGTTCTTGATGTTACAAGTGTTGATGAAACACTCGGAACAGTTGCTGTAGGTAGAACTATTGATGAAATTGGTGGTAATGCCTCTGGAGAAATTTCTAAGGTAGTAAGAAATGGTAGTAATGTTGTAACTAGAGTTTATTTGAGACAACTTACTGGGTCTTCTTTCGCTAAGAATGACGTATGTTTAGGTTCTACAGGATTTTCATTCAAAATATCTGATGATCCTGTATTACTTACTAATGGAGTTTTCTATATTGATTTTGGTCCAGATGCATCAGAATTTGGAACATTTGTTCCTGGACAATATTACTTTGCACCACAAGATATTAAGGTTCAGAGAAATTATTTGATTATTTGGAATCAAAGTGATTCATCAAATAATGCAGGTGGAATGCAACATCCAATGCAGTTTAGTACAACTGCTGATGGTACACTTAATGATCCTCCTGGAACTCTTTACTACACAAGTACTGGAGCATCTTCAGCACCAGCTACAGATTATGAAAATGAGTTTAAACCTTTATTCATAATGAATGGTGATGAAAATAGTAGAATTTATTATTACTGTAAGAATCACAGATATATGTCTGGGTATGAGGGAGATGAAGGATATATGACATTAGATCCTACAATTGAGGATCATACACCAACCAATAATTATTATATTGAAAATTATTATGGATCTGGTGGAACTTTAGATTATAGTCGTCGTAGTGATGGACACTCTAAAATTCTTGGTATATCCTATGATGGATATCCCATTTATGGTCCTTGGGGATATAATTCCAGTGGTACTGCTGTAAGGCAAGTATCTTCACATCGATTAAGAACTACTACAGAACTTCCTGGTGCAAGACCTGCTGTAAATACGACTGGTACAACCACTTATAATGTAACAGTTTCTAATGGAGAATTTTTATTTGGTGGTTCTAGACCTAATTTCTTATCTTTAGGTAGAGGAAAAACTTTTATTTTCAATCAGGATGATGCTTCTAATAATGGTGAGTTTTTATTATTTTCAGAAACTGATGGTGGATGGCATCCTTCTAGTAGTATCGGAACCACTTCATATTTGTATGAATTAGGTGTTACATACACATTAGATGGTTCTACAGTAACTTATGCTGCATATATTGCTGGATTTAACGCAGCAACCCAAAGAAGAATTCAAATTGTTGTTCCAGCAACAGCACCTGATGCGTTATACATTTTTGGATATCAAACTAGTGGTTTGGGATTAAGAACTGTTCAAAGTGGTTATATTTTAGGTGATTTGGTACAAGATTATATTTACGATTCTAGTGTTGGAACTCTTGATGAATTTAATGGAAAGTTTGCAGTAACTCCAGACTATCCAAATGGTACATATGCATATTTTATGACAGAGGATAGCAGTGGAAATCCTGTTTATCCATATGTTATTGGACGTAAATTTTACGGTACACCACTATTTGAGGGAAATTCTGTTCCAGAAGTTCTATCAGATTTTCCTGATGGTGCTGCTGGAGACGTTGTACTTAATGATAGTGGAGCAATAGCTTATGTTAAGATGACTAAGAATGGTGATAATTATTATAATACTACAAAGGCAAGAATATTAGGTGGTGAAGGATCTGGTGCTACTGGAACATCTACAGTGCAGACAGTTACAGGTTTAACATTATTAAATTCTGGTAGAAGTTATAGTAGTGCTCCTACCATGGTTTTTGAAGGAGGAGGAGGTCAGGACGCTCAAGGATCTGCAAAAATCAATACTACTGGAAAGGTTACTTCAATTGCTATTGCAGATCCTGGAGAATTCTATCAGGAACCTCCATATGTTCTTTTGACTGGTGGAAGTGGTATTGGAGCAAAAGCATTTGCTACAATCGATCAGGGTCAGATTACAGGCATTACTGTAACTGATCAAGGTAGTGGGTATACAACTCCACCAAATGTAATATTTACGAGATTGGTAAATCTTAAACGTAAGACTAGAGCTCGTCAGGCATATAATGCTAAAAATATTTACTTGACTGGTCTTACTAAAAATGTAACTACATCTGCTAGTGAAATTTATGTATCAAATACTGGTGCTTTTCCTGGATCTGGTGAATTTATTTTAGACTATGAAACTATTGCATATACTAGTAAAACAGATGAAAAATTTGCTGGTATTACTAGAGGTGTAAACTTTAATTATGACCAGAGGGTTATTCTTGATGATGGTCAAAATGATGATAATGGTATTTCTACATATAAATTCAATATTGGTGATCGAGTAATTCGTAGAGTTGAAAGTGCTAGTAATAAAGTTGCTAAAGTTTATGATTGGAATGCCAGCACTAGAGAACTACTATTAACATTTGAAATTGACGAATTAGCATTTATTGATGGTGGTATTCCATCTAGTGAAGAAGCTACAGTTCAATTTGATGCTGGTGTTGCTGGTGCATCTGGTGCTCTTGATTCTCCACATGTTGTTCTTACTGTATTAGGATCTACAATTATAACTCTTACAAATCCAATTTCAACTCTTCAGGATAAAGAATTCCAAGATATTCTAGAAAATGAGGGTGCTGGTGATGGTATACCTGATCTAGTTAATACATCAACTGAGTATGAGAATCAAATTAGTTTGGATGGTGGTATTTACAGTTCTCTTTATGGTATTGAAGAAACGCAAGGTGGAACAAATACTACATTATTACAAGTTGGTGATAGCGTCAAAGATGCTAATGTACCATTTAGATATGCAAATATTGCCATAGCAGGTGGACTTAGTGAAGGAAGAGAGCACAATGCTCTTGTTAATATAACTTTGGATGCTTTGGATGGTAATGGTCAAAACTTTAGTGTTAATGAAATTGTTACTGGAGATACATCTGGTGTTAGAGGAACAGTAGTTTCTTGGGATTTATCAAATAAAGTTCTTCAGTTAAAGGATGTCACTGCATTCAACACTGGTGATGTTAATGTTGGAGAAGCTGGATATCTATATAAATTTGCTGAGAATAGCACGATTGTTGATGTTGTAATTCAAAATGCAGGAACAAACTATTCCGCAACACCAACAGTGGCATTTGAATCTATTGGTGATATACAGGCAACAGGAACAGTTACTATGACAGTTGCTGGCGACCAAGTTGGAGGAATTACCATTACAAATGGTGGATATGGTTATGTGCAGAGTATAGACAACTCATATAATTTACACCCAACAATTACATTCACTAATGCTGGTGGAGATACCACAGGTTCTGGTGCTGTTGGATATGCAATTATGGGTGGTGAAAAGGTCTCTGGAAATAACGGAGCACAGTATAGAATTAAGAGCATTGAGTATTTATCAACCGTTCGTTCCAAATAGGCATAAATAAACAAGAGGACAATAGTACCTAGGACATGGCAGCCCTATTAACTGATCAATTTAGAATTTTTTCAGCGAGGAAATTCATCAAAGCACTTGAAGGACCAGATGCAACTCAGAGCGATTCTGCAGCAGGTTCTAATCGAGATAGACTTTATGTTTTTATTGGAAGATCCCAACCTTGGGACAATGAGAACGCACCCCCACAGGCAGTGGACTCATTTTCAGAGTTTTCTAACTCGTATGATGACATGATCTCTCTTAAGAGAGTTCTTGCTGCTGATACAGTTCAGGTTGTTCGTAGAATTGACTGGGTTTCTCCTGAAGAAACTACAGGTGGTTTGGGTTTTACTTATGACATGTATCGTCATAACTATTCTCCAAGTAAGACTGCTTCCTCTGGTGCTACTAAACTATATGATGCAGATTTTTATGTTGTGAATTCACAATATCAAGTCTATAAGTGCATCTATAATGGTACTTCCCCTAGCGATCCTAACGGAAAACCCTCTACTGTTGAACCTACTG